AGTTTTAGAAGATCTCGAAAGTAGACTCCATCAAAACACAACTACATTTTCCAAAGACTCATTAGAGATGGCTTATCTGGAAGGACAAAGATCAGTCTTACTAATGATTAAAAATATAATTAAGGAGAAGAAAATAAAATGAGTGAAGAACAGACAACTGCTGTCGAACAGCAATCTGAAGTAACACAAGAAACAAAAGCGGCAGATCCTGGCGTAACTTTCTTAGATCAGTTACCAGAGGATTTACGAGGAGAGCCATCATTAAAAAATTTTACTAATGTTGGTGATATGGCTAAGAGTTTAGTCCATGCACAAAAAATGATTGGTATGGATAAAATTCCAGTACCTGGCAAACATTCAACTCAAGAAGATTGGGAAGTAATCTATTCTAAATTAGGTAGACCATCTAATCCTGATGAATATAAGTTTGAAACAAATCTGGATGCAAATGATCCTGGATTACAACAATTCAAACAAATAGCTCACTCGATTGGATTAAATGCAGACCAGGCTAGTAAGATATTAAACTTTTATGGTGAATTATCAGAGAGTGGACAACAAACACTAGCTGCACAACAACAGCAAGTAAGGGAACAATCAGAGTCTGATTTAAGAAAAGATTGGGGTTTAGCTTTTGATAAGAAGATCCAACAAGCGGATAATGTCTTTCAAAAATTTTTCCCGAATGAAATGAAAGAAGTTAAATTAGAGAATGGCAATCTCTTAGGTAATGATCCTCAATTTATTAAAGCATTAGCTGGGTTAGCAGAGAACTTTTCTGAAGATAACATGACTGCAGAAAATGATTTGACAATGACTCCAGATGATGCTCAAAGAGAGATTGAGAAATTAACTGCACCAGGTACTCCGTACTGGGATAAGAAACATCCAGGACATAGAAGTGCAGTACAAGAAGTTTTCATGCTCCAGAATATGAAGCATGGGATAGCTCCAGAACAATCCGAATAGGACTCTGGTGACATTAGGAAAGACTGACATCTATCAGATGTTAAATGAAGATAAACCCTTTACGGATAATTTATCGAAGAAAGTAAAAACAACAACTATTAAGAAAGGAACAGACAAAAATGTCTACACAAATAACTACAGCATTTGTAGAACAGTATAGTAACAACGTAACTATGCTTTCACAGCAAATGGGTTCTTTACTTAGAAACTGCGTTGATGTTGAAACAATCAAAGGTAAGAATGCTTTCTTCGAACAGATTGGTTCAGTAACAGCTCAAGTAAGAACATCACGACACGCTTCGACTCCGCAACTAGATACGCCGCACTCTCGCAGACGAGTTTCACTCGCTGACTACGAGTGGGCTGATCTCATTGACGATCTTGACAAAGTAAGAATGTTAATTGATCCAACTTCTTCCTACGCTAAAGCAGCAGCAGCAGCGATGGGTAGAGCGATGGATGATGTTATCATTTCTGCTCTTGGCGGATCATCAGATACAGGTGTTGCTGGTGGTACAGCAGTAGCTTTACCAGCTGGACAGAAGCCTTTTTCAGCATCTCAGACAGATGGTTTAACAATCGCTAAACTATTAGAAGCAAAATTTCTTTTAGATAATGCGGATGTAGATCCTTCATTAAAGAGATATTTCCTATGCTCACCAAAGCAGATCCAAGACTTATTAGCAACAACTGAAGTTAAGTCATCTGACTTCAACACAGTGAAAGCTCTTGCTCAAGGTTCAGTAAACTCATTCTTAGGATTTGAGTTTATTCCTTCAACAAGATTAAGTTTTGATGCTGTTAATGTTGACGATAGACTTTGCTACGCATTTACTGAAGATGCAATTAAACTTGCTGTTGGTAAAGACGTAACAGCTCGTATTGATGAGAGAGCTGACAAGTCTTATGCTACTCAGGTCTACTATTCTATGGCAATCGGTGCAACTAGAATGGAAGAAGAAAAAGTAGTAGAAATCGCTTGTGACGAGTAATCTACTTAATCAGGGGGAGCTTTTGCTCCCCTTGCACAAAGGAGAAAACAATGCCAGGTAAAGGTTTATATTACAATATCAATAAAAGAAAAAAGGCTGGAACATCCAGACCAAAATCTAAATCAACTATTTCTGACGATGCCTACGCTAATATGAAAGCTGGATTTCCTAAGAAAAAGAAAAAAACTATGATAGGATAAACTATGCCTTATTCTAAATACTCACCCAAACAAAAGAAACTTGCGGCAATCGCTGGAGATAAAAAGAAAATTACTGCTGCAGATTTAAAAAAAGCAACAAAATTAAAAAAGAAAACAATGATTGGCTAAGATGGTAGCAAAGAAATATCAAAACAAAAGTGGTGGATTAAATCAGGCGGGGAGAGATTACTTTAAAAAAACAGAAGGAAGTAATCTAAAAGCACCAGTGAAGTCGGGAACAAATCCACGCAGAGTATCTTTTGCTGCTCGTTTTGCTGGAATGTCGGGTGGAATGAAAAAACCAAACGGAGAGCCAACAAGATTAGCACTAGCATTAAGAGCCTGGGGTTTTGGTAGTAAAGAAGCTGCAAGAACATTTGCTAATAATAATAAAAAATCAAATAGAAAGACAATGATAGGATGACATCTGTAGTAGAAATTTGTAACTCTGCACTCAATATCTTAGGTGCAAATAATATTACTGCCTTAACCGAGGATAGTAAGAATGCAAGATTATGTAACCAACGATATGAGCCATTAAGAGATGCAGTCTTTAGAGAGCATACCTGGAATTGTTTAGTCAAAAGAGTTCAACTAGCTCAAGATACAGCTAGTCCAACACACGAATATAATTATCAATATCAACTGCCGAGTGATTGTCTTAGAGTTTTATCAACAGGCGGTTATCACGATGGATCAACTTCTAATGTGGATGGTGGTCAAAAATTTAAAGTAGAAGGTAGAAAAATATTAACGGATGAAGATACTGTTTATTTAATATATTCAGCCAGGGTAACTGATCCTACTCAATACGATAGCTTATTAATTGAGTCGATTGTAGCAAGATTAGCAGCTGAGTTATGTTATGCGATTACCAGTTCAACCAGTTTAGCTGTAGCTCTCAAACAAGATTATGCAGAAAAATTAAGATTAGCTAGACACGCAGACGCAACCGAAGGAACACCAGACTACATAGACAGTTCAACATTTATTAATTCGAGGTTTTAAATGCCAAGACAAACTGTTGCTTATACCAACTTTACCGCTGGTCAATTATCACCCAGGTTAGACGGAAGAACAGATTTAACAAAATATTATAATGGTGCTAAAACCATTAGTAATTTTACAATTCAACCTCATGGTGGTGCAAGTCGTAGACCAGGTACAGCTTTTGTTCATGAAGTTAAAAATAGTTCTCAACAAGTAAGATTAATACCTTTTGAATTTTCAACAGTTCAAACTTATGTTTTAGAATTTGGAGATCAGTATATTCGTTTCTTTAAAGACAAAGGAATTATTACTGAAGCAGCTAAGACAATAACGAACATCAGCCAAGCTAATCCAGCAGTAGTAACTTCTACCGCACATGGGTATACCAATGGAGATCATGTTATTATTAGTTCAGTTACAGGAATGGTGGAAGTCAATGGAAAGACTTTTAAAGTCGCTAACACAACCGCCAATACATTTGAGTTACAGGATGTTGATGGGAACAATATCGACTCTAGCAGCTATACTGCCTATGCTTCTGGTGGTAGTGCTTTTAGAATTTATGAGATAGCTTCCCCTTATGCAGCAGCCGATGTTGCACAACTCAAGTTCGCACAATCCGCAGATATTATGTATTTATGTCATCGTGATTATGCAGTTAGAAAATTATCAAGAACTGGTCATACATCTTGGACATTAGAAGAAGTAGAATTTAATATTCCCCCTTTTCAAATACATAATGATACTTCAACAACTATTGCGGCTTCTCATACATCGGTAGGATCAACAGCAGTTTTTACCGCTTCTTCAACAACAGGGATTAATGGGGGTGATGGATTTAAATCAACGGATGTGGGGAGAGCAATCCATTTTCATGATGGTCATGCGATTATCACTGCATTTACATCAACGACACAAGTATCAGGATTAGTTAAAGTAGCTTTAGGATCAGGATCAGCGAATACAGATTTTGCTTTAGGATCATTTTCCGACACCACTGGTCATCCATCCAGTGTTACTTTTTTTGAACAACGATTAGTGTTTGCGGGTACAAACGAAGAACCACAAACATTATTTTTTTCAAAGGTAAACGAATATGAAAATTTTGATGACGGATATCACACAAGTGTAACTGATACTTCAGCGATGATTTATACAATCGCATCAAACAAGGTTAATAGTATTAGATTTTTATCTGCACAAAGATCATTGATTGCGGGAACAGTCGGTGGTGAGTTTGTGGTATCAGCCTCAGGTACAACTCAACCGATTACACCTACTAATATTCAAATTCAAAGACAAACATCTTACGGATCAGCAAACATAGATGCAATCCAGGTAGCAAACGTCACCATGTTTTTACAAAGAGCAAAAAGAAAAATCAGAGAATTAACTTATAGTTTTGATTTTGACTCTTATGTTGCTCCCGATATGACTATCCTGGCAGAGAATATTACCGAGTCGGGTATTAAAGAATTATCATATCAACAAGAACCAGAAAGTATTTTATGGGGTGTAAGAGAAGATGGAAGGTTAGTCGGACTAACTTATCAAAGATCCGAGGATGTTGTGGGATGGCATATTCATGAAATAGGTGGATCATTTGGTAATGATAGCTTTGGTCATGTAGAAAACCTAGCAACGATACCAGGCGATGCAGATGAAGATGATTTATACATGGTAATAAAAAGAACAGTTAATGGATCTACCAGGCGTTATGTAGAATATTTAGAAAATTATGATTATGGAACAAATATTGCCGATGCTTTTTTTGTTGATAGTGGACTTAAATATAGTGGATCAGCAACCAATACTATTTCTGGATTAGATCATTTAGAAGGGGAAACTGTTGCGGTCTTAGCAGATGGTGCAACTCATCCAGATAAAACTGTATCAAATGGATCAATTAGCCTGGATCGTAATGTGACAAAAGCCAGTATTGGTTTAGGTTATACTAGTTTATTACAGACAATGCGTATTGAAGCGGGAGCTGCAGAAGGTGTGGCTCAAGGTCAAACAAAACGTATTCACGATGTGACAATAAGATTACTCGCTTCTGTAGGTGTTGAAATAGGATCAGATATAAACAATATGGAAAGAATACCTTTTAGATCAAGTGCTAATCCTATGGATGTTGCTATCTCACCATTTACGGGTGATAAACAAGTAGAGTTTAGAGGAGATTTTGAAACTGATGGATTTATATTTGTAAGGCAAACGCAGCCTTTACCAATTAATATTATTGGCATATATCCAAGAGTTACAACAAATGAAGGGTAATTTATCAATCATACCTTTCAGAACGGAACACGCAGTGATGATGACAAGAGGTATTATGAATGATCCGATTGTTCAAATAGACAAGGTTTGGGAAGAACATTTACATAACCTGGAACAACCAGGCAAAGCATTTACCGCAGTTTATGATGGTGAATGTATTGTTGCTGGTGGAATAACCTTGTTATGGGAAGGTGTTTACGAAGGATGGGTGATTGCATCGAATAAGATTTGGGATCATCCATTAGCAGCAGCAAGAGCTGTTAAGAAGGGATTAGAACTGTTGATTGAACAAAACAAAGTAGTAAGATTACAAACAGCAGTAAAGAAAGATTTTAAACTTGGTCATCGTTTTGCACAATGGTTAGGTTTAGAAAATGAAGGAACAATGAAAAAATATGTTTCAAATGAGGATCATATAAGGTATGCAAGGATAATAGAATGGGAATAGAAACAGTAATTCTAGCTTCAGCGGCAACTGGTGCAGTAGCCAGTATTCAAGCTGGTCAAGCAGCACAAGCATCCGCACAATATCAAAACACCATCGCTCAACAAAATGCTGATATTTATAATCAAAAAGCTGAAAGAGCGAAAGAAATTGGTGAATATAATGTTAAAAGATTTAATAAAGATTTTAATAAAACAATGGCTAGTGTGGAAAGAGCTTATGCTTTTTCTGGTGTTGATGTTTCCAGGGGAACACCCTTAGCAGTCATGGAAGATTACTTAACCGAAGCAGCTATTGAAAGAGAGAATATTCGATACAATTCTTCAATCGAAGCTGGTGATTATCGTGAAGCCGCAGTCCTATCCAGGATGGAAGGTCAATTAGCTTTATATACGGGTAGACAAAGAGCCATTGGATCATACTTCCAGGCTGGTAGAACTTTATTAGGAGGAGCATCTGATATTATGACAATAAACAGATTTGCTGGATTATAATGGTACAGATCCCAGAATTTAAAGCCAAGACAGGATTAACATCTCAGACGGGTACAAGAGCTAGACCAGTTCCTGATATTACCGCTGCAGCCGCAGCTCCGTTTGAAGCCGCAGCAGAATTAGCGGGTGATGTTCAAAAAGTATCAACAAGATTTTATGAAGCACAAAAATCTTTACAAAGAAAAACAGAAGCAACAAAATTATTAGATCAATATTTAAAAGGTGATGAAAATACATCAGGACTCAATCAATTAAGTTTTGATGCACAAAATAATCCTAATACCAATACAGCATTACAAGATTTTCAAACGGGTAATGAAAATTTAATTAAAAATATATCTAATGGTGTTAAAGATCCAGTCGTCAAACAGATATTTACATCAAGAGCCAATGAAGTTTATAACAATGAATATCTAGGTGTTCAGTCTGCTGTATGGAAAAATGTTAGAGAAGATGGAGTTAAAACATTAAATAAGAATATTGAATTTTATACAAATCAAATAATTAATGCTGGAGGGAATAAGGCAAAAGAAAATTCTTCCTGGTTAGGTATCGAAAAGTTAATTGAAGATGGAAACATGGATGGTTTAGGATTGCCAAATGATTTTTATGAAACAGTAAAAAGCAAAATAAATTTATTAAAAGCTGAAAAATTGGCTTTTGAAAATCCAGATGTATTTCTAAAAAATAATGAAAATGGTTATTACAATGACAAAATAGATCCAGAAAATCTTTTAACTATTACTAAGATAGCAGTTAATGCACAAACAAAAAATTATAATAAATTTGTATCTGAAGTAAAATCAGAAGCATCCTCTATTTCAAAAGGTATTACAGATTTTTCTGATATTGGAGAATATTTTAATATTACCACTTGGGATAATCTTTATCTTTCAGCATTAGAAAATGATGCTTTACAAAAATCATTAGGCTTACCTGGAATGGAAGATGAAATACAAGAATTATTAATTTACAAAAATAATTTTGAAGTTTTAGATAAAGCTAAAA